TGCTGTGTGCATAGCTGTGCGTAGCTTTTGCCTTTTACGTCGCACTCGATCAGGAAAAATGCTTCGTCGCTTGGCAATCCCAGACCGGCGATGAAACTCACCGCCCGCTGGGGCGCCATAGACTGCAACTTTGCCCGGATATCACGATGTGTCGGATTCATGCTGATTCCCACGCCGTGAGCTTGCGGAGCTTGCGCGGAGGAGGAGGACGGCGGATCGTAGCCTCACGCCTCGCTCAGATGCAAGTTTTTATTTCGTCGCCTTTGTAATAAACGCGTTCGGGTACACCTTCTGCACTTCCTTGAGAAATGCAACCGCATTGGCTTTTACGCTGAATGCGCCGATCTGCACGCGGTAAATTACATTCCCGGCCGTGGTGGGTTTGTTGGCCGATTTGAAGGTCACACCAAGGTAATTGCAGATTCCTTTTGCAATGGTCTCACCGATTAGTTCGGTATTATTGATGATCCATTGCGCCACATCTGGCACATCGTGGAAATCCACCTCAATGTAAACGGTGGGAGCGGCAGGTGTTTTCACCTCGAATAGCGACGGGTTGGCCTTGATGTTCTCACTGGTGCCCGGAGTAACCGGAGCCAGCACATCAAACACAGCCTTTGCCGCCTTGTACCCCTCGCTGGACTTGTCCAGCTGATAGCAAAAAATCCGCGTGCCGCTGGCCTTTCCGTTGGCGGCGTTGGTGTGGATCGGTACATGCAGGTCGGCCATGAAGTTGTCGGATGCTTTGCATCGGTTTGCCATGGTGTCATATTGACCGACCATGACCTTCACACCGCTGCGCTCCAGCGCCGTCTTGCACGCTGCCGCAATTTTGCCGCACTGCACATCCTCCGTGGTGTTGCCCACGGCGTAAGTGTTGCTCTTCTGATTGGAGGGAGACAGATAAACTCTCTTTTCCATAGCTTCTTCCTTTCCATAGGATGGGTGAAAGATCGCCCACGTTCCGCTGGTGGGCATAACGCGCTTTTTATAGCCGATTCCCTCAAAGGCGCCAGTTCCCGCCGTAGACAACTTGGCTTTTTCTGCAGTGGAAAACACCATGTTGTTTCCTTCCAGCGTGATAAAGGTCGTACCGTCAAGCTTCTCGTAAATGAAAAACACATGCTGGTACATCCAGCGGCTTTCTTTCTGGTTGTATTCGCAATAAAAGGCAATGTCACCCTTCTGCGCCTTGCTGTTGTCCTTGAGCCGCCATCCCTTGGCCGTCAACCACTCTCCGAGAGAACGGCACCACGCCGGGTTCTGGCAGCCGTCCAGCAGATACGGCTTTCCGCTCTGCCGGTCGGCGTACCAGATGGTGTACCCGCAGTACGCCACACCAATAGCGTTCCAGTACTTGTTTACCGAGGTGTTGTTCCCGGTGCCGGTTTCTCGCTCGCCCGCCAGCTTTTCCACTGGGGCAAGCATCTGAGATACAGACTTCATAGGGCGTCACCTCTTAGTCCGCTTTACCCTCGCCGTTGACCACCTTCGCCGCAGCGCAGATCTTGTCGATCATGTCGCTGACCTTCTGTCTGGCGGCGTCATCGTAATCGTAGTTGACGCTCTTGGCGGCCTGCTCTACCTTTTGCATAACCCACGCTTTGCGGGCCGCGCCGTCGGAAAACAGGTCCTCCGCGTCCGTCATCAGTGTCAGGACGATATCCACGATCTGCGGCCAGTTCTTCTCCTTTACGGCGGTCTGCACCGCCGCTACCAGACGGGCCACCACAGGGATGCACACCGCCAGACCGCCCAGAATGGCCGCAATCAGTTCTACCCAATACATAGCATTATTCATCGTTCAATTCCTTTCCGACTTCTCCGAAGTCTTTCCGTTTTTCAAACAGTGCCTTTGTGCAATACACCAGCACCACGCCGATGATCTCCGTGATGGCCGCGGTGCTGAGTGATTCCGCGATGTTGATGATCTCGCCGCTTTCCACCGGCCGCAGCGCCGCCAGGAACGCCAGCGCGTAGCTGCACCACACCCAGAGCAGGCCGTTCAGCAGGCACAGCCACAGGATTTTCTTCGTGGTGGGCGTCCTGCGCTTCTTTTTCACCTGCTTGCCGCTCATGGCTCCACCCAGTTCAGGCTTGAGATGGCGGAAAGCTTGTTATAGTCCACCAGACTCACCGTCTCATGCCAGTTGTCCAGCACCAGCAGGAATTTGGCCCGCTCGTACTCCTCCACGCCCACCAGCACCACGCTGTGGTCGTGGTAGTAACCCCGACCGTCGTCCCACAGGTTCAGCACGGCGGGAATGCCCCGTTCCGCCAGCCTGCGGGCCGTCAGCCAGTTCCAGCCCACCACCTTGCCGTAGGCGCTGCGGGGCGTTCCCGGCTCGTGCAGCACCCGTAGCAGTTCCTTGGTGATAGCCTTAACTGTCAAAGGGTTCGTCCCCTTCCTGTCGCCGTCATAGCCGTGCTTCAGGGCGATGTGCTCAATGGTGCCGTACCACCGCGCACCGTAGATGCAGGCCAGCGAGGTCAGCGTACAGTCCAGCTCCTTGCCGTAGTTCTTTTGCAGCAGCCCCGTCATGGGGATCAGCTTCCGGTAAGTCTGCTTCCCCCGCTTGGGGTACTCCATTTCCAGCCAACTGTAATCCAGTCTGTGGGTCATGCCGGTTCCCCCTTTCGGATGGGCAGGCGGCGCACCTCTTCCATCACGCGCTTGGCGCTGCCATTGCCGCCCATTTTCTCATACGGCGCGTAGAGGTAGTCGTTCAGGTTTTCGTATTCATCCTGCGTAATGTGCCCCCGCTGGACGTAGACCATGCCAAGATGCACGATCCGGTCATGGGCCAAGCCGACCAGCATCTTGCGCTCCGCGTCGTTTTTGTCGGCCCGCTTGGCTACCAGCGCCCACAGGCCGCCGCTAGTCAGTGCGGCCACTACGATAGCGCTGATGGCCGGAATAACATACTGCCACATATCAGACCTCCTCCCATCCATATACACCCGGCTCCCACACGTTGTTGTCAATGGTAGACTGCCATGTTTTGCCGCCGTGTGTCACCTTGTCGCCTGTCATGTAGGGGTTGGTGCTGTCTGGCTGCTGCCACGCGGGGATGACGGCGGGGTCGGGGATCAGCACCTGTGCCCACAGGCTGGGCGCGTCCGCCGGGTTCCAGCCTGACTGCGATGTGTGGGCCTGTAGGCACTTGTAGACGTATCCCCCATACAGCCGCCGGTCTCCCGCGGCATAGGCCACCCCCTCGCCGTCCCACGGGCGGTAGAGCAGCGGCGCTGCCGCCGCCTGTGCGTCCGTCAGCACCACCGCTGCGGCATCCATACTGGCCCGAATGGCCTGGGCCTGCTTCATGATGTCAGTCCTCATCCGTCACCACCCCCAGCGTCTGCAAAGCCACCTTGTACTGCTCAATTTCTTCCTGGGCGGTCAGGACTTCTTCGCCGTCCCGGTAGAACTTGCCGTCGCTGTACGTATCTCCAATACCCACCGGGCGGTCATGGAGTGCCACCGCACCGGGGAAATCCCCGGCGTTGGTCTCCCGCAGGGCGATGACGTTGGTCACCGCGCCGCCTGTCACGATTGCATATCTCATACCGCCACCTCCTTACGCTGCCTTGTGCTGTCGGATGACCACAATGCCGTCGGCAGGGTTAACGCTGCTTTGTGACGCATAATAGCCGCCGTTGCCGGAGTTAGGTACAGTGGCTTTTAGGTTTTTGCCTCCACCGGAAGCGTACAGGTCGCCGTCTGCTTCGCCAAATTCGCGGGTGGTAGTACCTTGGCCCTTGCCGCCAGCGGTGTCGCCCGTCGCGCCGTCGCTACCATCCGTGCCGCCATCGGCATACTGGCCACCGCCACCAGAGCCACCATTTGCTCCGGTCTTTTTCCAGGTTTTGTCTCCACTCACTGAATGGTGACCGCCATTTGCTACTGCGGAGAATGCTGATGATGTACCTCCATCGGATTGCACTGTATAAGTTTGTGTGCCCGCTGCTCCTACCACGATGGGATAGGCGGTATTGGCCGCCACCACCACAGACCGCACGGTGGTGGTGTAGCCTGCGCCACCATAACCGCAGTAATTACCGGCACTAGCGCCCCCACCACCTACCAAAAATGCATCAATCACCATGTCTTTTAATGGCGTGAACGTGCCACTGGACAGAAACTTGATGCGCCAGTTGCCGCCGCCGTCGTCCAGCACCTGATATGTGCCGTCGCCGCCCGTCCAGTTGAAGTCCTTGCCGATGATGGGCGCGGAAATGGCGCTGCCGCCGGAAAAAATACCTTCTACCTGAATCATACAATTATCACCTCCACAGGAATATCAATCGTGGGCACGGTGCCCGCCGCCTTGACTGTCAGCGAACCCGCCGCCTGTGCCGTCACACGGGGCTGCGCCGCGCCCCACGCGGCGAACTGCTCGTCGGTGGCACTCTGGGCGATGCGCAGGCTGCCGTTGGCCGATGCTGTCACGCCAGAGACGGCCAGCGTCTGCACGCCATTGCTCCACCCCGCCGCCGTCAGCGTGGCGGCAGCGGACACGGATGGCGGGGCGTAGTCCACGTTGCTTGTCGCTTTGCTCACGCCGCCCGACCCGTCGCCCTTGAGGATGCCGCTGGCCGTGATCTTGGACTGTTTTGTGCTTACGTCGGCAAGATCGTCACAGAAATCCGTCTCAGTACCGGAATAGCCGCTCTCCTGGGCGTATTGGTATGCACTTTTGCCGTTGTCGCCCTTGGGGCCTTGTGGGCCAGGTTTTCCATCTTCGCCTGGCGCGCCCTGAGGGCCCGCCAGCTTTCCCACGTTTACCCATGCGGATTTGTCAACGTCCCATTGGTAGACAACGTTATCAGATGCGCTGCCAACAAGCCACGCGCTACCGGCAGTTCCTTCCGGATGTGCTGCCTCAAGCGCACCGATGGTTGGATAAAGGCCAAGAACGGTTGACACGCTGCCTTTTGACGGGTATTCTGTTTGTACATATTTCTCAGTGTCAAAATCCCACACTTCCCAGTTGCCGTTGCTTCCAATGCGCGGGGGGTGGTTGCTGGCAGTTTCCGCTTTGGTCGCGGCGGCTGCCGATTGTTCCTTGTAGTATTTTGCGTTGTCGGTATCCTCGTCGGTGCGCAGCCCGGTGCCACCCACCGCGTAAGACTTGGCCTCCTTCGCGTAAACTTCGGTGGTTTCAGCGCCGCCGTTGAGTACCCAACTCGCCACGCTCTCCCACTGGTCGCCGGTAAACGAGGAATCCTTAAAGCTTAACGTTGTCCCGCCAATGTTAATCTGAGACATTTTCCGCCTCCGTTCCGTAATAGATCAAAATGATGCCGTCCGCTCCATCGCCGCCGTCGGAACCAAGCCCGCCAACGCCGCCATCATAATACCTTGTGCTGCTTCCGTCGCTGTCTTGGTAATAACCGCCCGCGCCTCCGCCAGAACCGCCATTGCCGCCATTGCCGCCGCAACCGCGTACTGTCGCGTCGGTTCCCGCGACGGTCGCGTTTACACCAGCAGCGCCAGCGAGCGCCTTTGTGCCAGCCTTGCCTACCGTGGATTCTCCGTTCGCCGCGACGACCGCGCCGCTTCCGTATCCGTAGTGGTATGTCCGCGTGTAAGGCTCAGACGCGTCAACATAGCCGCTGTACATCGTTGTTTGGGACGTTCTGTCTCCGCCCGATGCCCACATCACAACGGAGCATGAGCCGCTTCCGCTGATGGTGCATGACCCACTCATTGACGTCCAACCTGACGACTTGTCGCCCTGTAGCGATATCGTCCTTGAGCTGCCGCCCAGCGTGATCTTTATGTAGATCGTATACTCGTAATAACTGCTTGGCTTGCTGACCGTTGCGTTAAAAGTAACGGAATTTCCGGACGCCTCGTAAGTGACCGTAAGGTATATCGCGGGTGTATAGCTTGTCCACCGGCTTCCGCTCACCAATGTACCGCTGTCGCTTCCGCCGATCTCCGTTGACGTATCGCCTTTTTTAGCGCCGCCGGTGTACGTCACGCCATTATAAACGATTTCGCCAGCCGCCCCGTCAGAGCCGCCGCCCTTTGCGCCCGGGCTGCCAGAGTTGCCCGGCGCGCCATATACGCTTGCCGGTGACAAAAAGTCCTGGAAACCGGAATACGACGGTGCGCCATCGTCAGAAGTGAGAACAATAGGATCTCCGTCCTTGCTGTAAGCCATCGTGGATGCTGTTCCCGCGCTGCCTTGTGGGTTGCTTTGTGTGCCGCCAACGCCGCCGCTGCCGATTACGCAAACAAACGACATGCCGCCGCAGTTCTCGCCGATAATTGGTTCCAGCACACGGCCACCAGACCCAGCCTCGCCGGGAAGTCCACCAGCGCCGCCTTTCTTATAGCCGCCGGAAGCGGCCTTTTCTCCGTTGCCGCCAGTTCCGCCTACCGAGCCACCGTGGCCTCCGCCGATCAGAACCGCGCGGCACTTTGTCGCGCCCTCCGGCAGCGTGACCGTCTGCGAGGATGTAACAACGATAACATCGGTGTAGTCGTTGCCCCATGTGGGCGCGTAGTCCGCGATGATTGTCGCGCCGCCCTTCAGCACGTGCGAGCCTGTAAGCGTCAATTCGCTGATGAGCCCGGATGTGGCGTCCCCGTAAGGGTCGGTAAAACTCACCGCGTCACCGGCACGCTCGCCCCGCGACACAAGGTCGATTTTTACGGTTTTAGCGCTGGTGTAATAGGAGTAGAGCCGCTCAACAACGTTGCTACTGTTGGCTCTTGAGACAAGCGTCGCGTCTGTAACAGTTACTGTGTTGTCCTCGTCCGCGTTTACGTCGCCCTTAAACCGCTCAACAGTTGTGTGCGTGTACTTGTGGCCGGTTAAGGTGGCGCTGCCGGTAGCCGATACGATAGCGTAGTTGATGCCGCTCTCCAAAATAGCCCCGTTGTCAACGCTCAAATCATGCATCGGCTCGGAGAACTCTACCAGCATGCCCAATAAAGACACGCCTTTCGGGGAGATAAACGGATTATCCGGAAGGATAACAGAACCCTCAAACAGCGTTGTTTGCTCGTCGCTAGAACCCTTGTTCAAGTAAGCGTGTTCCAACACGGAGACCTTTGTCACGCCGTCTGGATACTCCACCGAACCACCGGTGTATATCCGACTGTCCGGTATTTCCGTCGTCGTGTCGGAACTCAGCACCGTAATGAACATATCGCCGGACGCGTCCTTTTTTACCGTAGCGCCCAGCGCGAAAAGCGCCTGATGGAGATTTTCGCGCCGGGTTGCCACAGGGAGCCAGCCATACACTTTTTGGTTTGCAATGGTTTCGTCCATCGTATAGGGGACAAGGCCGCCAATAATGTCCGCCACAACGCTTGATAGCGTATCGTTGCCCGTGTAATACAGCCCGCCGTAATGCTTTGATTTTCCCAGCATTCCGACGGCAGACACACAAGAAATACTATACAGGTGCTTTTTCACGCGGATACACTTCTGCATGTAAAACTTGCCGATCAGCGCGTTGTCGTGGTAATACAGCACCGTCCGGCCATATTTATATTGCGCAGGGTCGGAGGTCAGCGCGGAGAAATACGGCCTGCACCCAAGTATCAGCTGGTCGCTGGACATAATGCCGTCCGCGTCAGAGGGCTTAATAATGGTCGGGACTTTGGATGTCGGATCAATTTGAGCATTGAACGTGTCGTATCCCAGCTCAGCGCCTGTCATGGATTCCACCAGCAAAGCGCCTACAGATTCAATATTACCATCCGTATAATCGTCAGTCAGCGTTGTGATTCTGTTCATTCGTTACACCTCAGAAAACGAAACGGCAAGCCCCGTCCAGTATTCTACGCCGGTTGCGCCCTTGCCGCGATACACTACGCTTTCCGTAGTCACATAAGCGTTTATTGCGCGGTATTCTCCGGTTCTTGGGTCAAAATAGCGTAGCAAAACAGGCTGCTCATCGTAAAGCGCGGACAAAAGCGCGGACTGCTGGTCATCTGTCAGTGGCATGCACACCGCAGTCCCACGCGCTTTTACCGCGACAATGTCCTCAAGGGCATCCCCGTTTTTCATCGTGCCGCCGTTTCCGCCGTCGATCTTTTCATAAGAGCAGGAAAAGCCGGTCGGCGTGAAATACGGCGTGAAATCAACGCCGTTAATCGTGATCGTTTTTGCCATCGGTCACCTCACAAACGATTTTCCGCGACGGTCAGTTTCCGCCTGATTGTAGAGATACGTCCGTCTGGCCAGCGTTGTGCCGTCCAGCTCCAGCGTAATGGGAATGGTAATAGGCCGCTGTGCAGCTGCGCCAGCGTAAGCAGGCTGAAATCCGGACATGCCATATCCGCTGACATTAACGCCCATATCCGCGATATCAAAAGCCATAGCGTCTTTGACCTGACCTGTTACACCGTCGACTTTGCGCATCAGCGCCGGAAGTCCGCTGTCAAGGCCGTTGGCCGCGCCCTCCATCACGCGGCGGAACACGTTGTTCGACCACTTAGAGGGGCTATGTTCGTCAAAACCATCCTTGCCGGTAAACCAACTCTTAATCTTGTTAACAACACCAGAAACCTTGTCTTTCAGCCATCCAACGGTATCGCTAATGCCGTTCCAGATACCTTTCAGCAAGTTTGCGCCAACATCAACGATTTGGCTCATTAGGCCGTCAAACGCTTCGACAATTCCTGTAATAATTTTAGGCACGGCTTTAACGATTTCCACAATGATGGTGGGTAGATTTTCGATGAGCGCCACAAACAGCTGCACACCCGCCAAAATAATCTTATCGATGTTACCAACAACGGCGTCAATGATGCCGCCGATAATCTGCGGGATGGCGGCTATGATCGTCGTGATGATTTCGGGCAAAGCCTGAATCAAAGCTACAAAAAGGTCAATTCCAGCCTGAATGATCTGTGGAATAGACTCCATTAACGCCGAAACGACGCCATCAATGATATGCGGCAGAGCCTCAACAATCGCGGTGATAATTTCCGGTAGCGCCCCCACAAGGGACGTGAGCAGCGTGATTCCTGCTTGAATAATCTGCGGGACGAACTGAAGCAGGCCTGTGACTAAACCCGTAATGATTTCGGGCAAAGCCGCAATTAGTGTCGGCAGAGCACTCAGCAGCCCTTGCGCCAGCCCCATGACGATTTGCAAAGCGGCCTTTAAAAGAAGTGGGAGGTTTTCCACAAGGCCGCTTATCCAGGCGGTAATCATCGCGACGCCGCCCGCAACCAACTCTGGAGTGTTTTCAGCGATTTTATCAGCAACCGTACTAATAATGAAAAATGCGCAACTTATGAGCCCGTCTAAGCTATTCGTGATCCCATCAATAAGAGCAAAAACCATGTCCACGCCAGCGGTTAAAATAAGCGGGAGGTTGTCGGAGATTGTCTGCACTACAGTTGGGACGATTTTTTCAGATGCCGAAGAAATAAACTTTCCGATGCCTTGAATTGTTGTTTCAATTCGAGGAATGAGGTTGTGGCCTGCATTAACAGCACTATCGACAAATGCATTCATGCGGGCGTCAAAATCCGCCTGGTCATCCGCAAAAGCCAGAACAAGGTTTTGCCATGCCGATTTCATTGACGCAACGCTGCCTTGAATGGTGCCAGCCGCCTCATTCGCGGCATACCCCGCGAGGCCCTGCATTTCGATGTAATCAACCAGCGCATTTTGAGCGTCAGCAAGATTGTCAATTTGGTAGGAGGTAGCTTTCCCGTTTGCGGCATTCCACTCGTTTACCTTGTCGATGACTTCCTGAAATCCTTCCTTTGTGGGCGTAATACCAAGCTGCAAATTGTCAAGCATGGTATAGTTGGATTTCATAATGCCGTTAAATGCGTTTTGTACGGCTTCTTGCGTATTGCCTGTTGCGGCAACAACATCGGCCTCTGCCGTAATAATACGGTCTGCCAATTCTGCCGCCGCTTTTTCATCTCCGCCAAGCGCTGTTTTCAGCCCGGTCGCGAACCCGTTGACCTGCTGCAAATAGTCATTCATGCTCATTTGCACGGTGCTGTACGCGCTTTCAGCCTTTTCAGCGATAAAATCATACGCATCGCCAAACATAAGCTCTGCGCCGCCTACCAACTGCTCATACTCGCCGTAGCTTTCAACCGCCTGCTTTGTGAGAGCGACGACCGCGCCGGTGGCTGCCGTCACAGCGGCCATTCCGATTTTGGCAGCAGTTTTCAGTCCGCTCTTGAGCTTACCGGAAAGCGTTTCAACTCCTTCACTTGCCTGATCGTCAACGCCAATCTTTACAAAAAGGTCAAGTAAGTTCATTCAACCACCTCCAAACTGCCAATCACAGATTTCATATGCGCGATAACTTCATCACTGGTGCGCGTTTCTTCCTTTTGCGGCACAGCAAAATCCGCATACCGTGCTTGCAAATAAGAGCCTCCCACGTTTTTAGCCGTATTTTCCGCAATAATGCGCAGTGCGTCGGTCACGTAGACGCGATAAACAAGCCTGTCTTGCCGATCTTTATATTTTGCAAGACAATACTGCAAAAACGGCTTTAATTTTTTGATTCCCCTGTACTCTCCTGCGCAGAGCCAGAGGAAGTCTCGCTCTGCGCCGAAACAAAAAGCTCTGAAAATGCCTCGTCCGTCAAAAGCTCGACGGTGTCCTGCATCAATTTGGCGAGATTCAGCGATTTTTTATAGTCTTCGGCACTTATACCCTCGATAGCGGACAGAATCGTAATAATATCAGCCTTGTGCTCCCTCAAAAGTGTTGGAAGCGCTTTTCTGATACGCTGCGCCATAAAGGCTTTGGCGGTCATTCCATCCGGGCACTTTTCGCGTTTGAAAAGCGTGGAAGCGCTTTCACTGGTGGCGATATTGGCAATAGGGTCAATAATGTCGGCGATTACGTCAAAAACGCGTTCGCCCTGAATTTCAGACAGCTTCATTAGGTTCCCTCCGTTTCAGGTGCGATGCTGTAAAAGACCATTGGCATGGTGTCCTGTGCGTCGATAGACACATGTCCGGTCAGTCCGACAGAAATCTGGCCCTTTCCGTTTTTGGACGTCTGAATGGAAAACCCATCGGTAGACAGAGCGTTTTTCAGCTGAATGGCAACAACGCCGCCGTCAGCTCGGTCGCCAACCCACCAAATGTCAGAAAAGTCGGTCTGCTTCAGGTTTCTGCGCGGGACGATCTTGCTGGTGTTGGTGGTATCAATGTCCGCCGCACCCAGCGCCAGTTTGATACCGGCGGGAGATGTACCCAGAGACGTAAAGCTCATCTTGCAATCCCACCCGTCCAGATGCTTCAGTTCCATCAAGTTCGCGGGGCAGTTATCCACGTCCTCACCCATGTCGGAGTATGTCGGTGTACAAGATGCGTTGATGCCGCCTGTGGTGGCGCAAATAATATCACTGTCTTTCGGCGCGGCCACAGAGGACGGGTCAAAAGACTTGAGCAGCACACCGGCGTCAAGCTGCAAGCTTTCGAAAGTGTCCTGCGGGATTACGGTAAATTTGCTCATATGCAAACCCCTTTCAATTTTCAGTCAGGTATTCAGCGGTAATATTGAGATATCGCCGCTTAATGTTTTTATCGGTTTCGTCCGCAATGTTCTGGCACCACGGAGTTCCGCGCTTGATCCAGATATAGCCTCCGTCGCACGGAATCACCGTGCCGCCGTAACCGATTGCAGTGCTGATTTCTTGTGCTTTAGCGTTTGGAATAGCTTCGCTTTCCGTGTAGTACCATAGATTTACAGTCAGGCTGATTTCTCCGCTGTCCAATGCGCCAGTAATGAGTTCATAGGTTAGCCACGGAAACGTTGCATCTTCCGGTACGTTGGAGGTGGGATAAGCCGTCAAAAACTGCGAGAACCACGCATGCAGAGCCTTGTCTTTCGTCATTGCGGCAGCTCCTTCCGCTCAACTGTGAAGAACTTCAAGCCCTGAATCATCGGGCCTGCCGATTTTGGCGCAGAGCGTTCCTCCGGATTGGAAGTCACGCGGTATGTGTCTCCTGTGGTTTTGTCGCGGAAATAATCGTTGTACTCGATGGGAACGCTCTGATTGACCAGTGCGGAATATACCGAGGTCACGCCCTCTTTTTCGGCCCTGCGGGCCTCCATCGAGGTGTCAAGCGCCTGATAGTTGAGAAATTCCGCGCCCTCAGCCCATGCGGTGATGTAGCCGCCCGCGCCGTCCGGGGTGCGCTTTTTCTCCATCAGAACGCACTTTTGGGCAAAATCGTCCAGTAAACTCACGGTTCCACCCCCTTGAGTTTGCGCCAGTCGTTTAACCGGCCTTTAAAAGCACCCTGCCAGCCGTTTAACGCGCTGCCGTCGCTTCCCGCGCTGCGTTTGGTGTAGGAGTAGCCCCCGAAGCTCTCGCTTTGATACGGGCTTGCAACGGCCTCTCCGTTCTTCTCCTGCCACGCCTCGATCTCAACCGAAAGATCGATTACGGCTTTCGGCACGGCAAGCGCCCACACAGAGCCGGTAAACGTCTCGTCCGTTAAATCGACCGCCGGATATTGATGCAGACCGTCGTTAAACACAGAGCCGACGATGCGGAAATATTGATTGGTCAGGAGAAAGGGCAGCGCAATGCTGCCATTCTCCACGGTGAACGTGCCCTCGTGAATGTCCACAAGGAACCAGTTGTTCAAGTGCCGTAAGACCTGTTCAAGCATCACGCTGCCCCCTTATTTAACCCGCAGCAGCTGCAGCAACGGTAGCCACGGCAATGCCGTCCAGATACTCAGCCCACAGCTTCATGCCCATGATGGCGTACATATCGCCGGTGGCGCGGCTGTAATCGCCGTCGACGTGAACGCCGATCAGGTTGGTCTCGCCCTTCACGGTGTAGTTCAGGCCCAGCTTGGCAAAGTCGCTGTCGCTGGGGTCCACATAGTACAGGTCGATGTTTTCCACGGGCAGAGCAATCACCTTCTTGGAGGCGATGTACTTTTCAGGCAGTAGGAACAGAGTGCGGTAGCCCATGAAGTTCTCCACGTAGTTGATGCCGAACATGGTCTGAACGGTGATCTCCTTGTCGCCCAGGTAATCATAAGCGTCAATGATGTTGGCGAAGCCCACCACCTCGGTCACGTCCTTATCCAGACCGGCAAACTTGTCCAGCACCTTGCCCTTAGCCATAGCCAGAGCGCGCTGCCACGTCTTCTCGGTCACCTTCAAAGTGCCGGTACCGAGGAAGGTGTAGAAGTCGGTCAGGACCTTGTTCTGCAGGGCCACGAGGAAAGCCTCATCGGTCTTCTCCACGGCAACGTCAGCGCCGTACTTTGCCACGCTCTCGATCGTCACGCTCTTGGCATACTTGGAAATGTCGATGTCGCCGTAGGCAACAGGCTCCACCTTCATCTTGGTGAAGGGGATCTCGTCTCCCTCAGCCACAGTGCCGCCCTTGAGACCGCCGTCCACGCTGGCCTTGTAGGAAACCAGCTTCGTGCCGGGGGCCTTGCGGATGGGACGCATAATGCCCATGATGTTGCGCAGTGCGTCCCAGTTATCAGCAAAGCGGGACACGAAATCCACCTCACGGGCGGAAGTGGTAAACTGGGCAGAAGTTGTTACGTTAGTTTTCGCAGCCATAAATAGCTCCTTTCAAAAAATCAGTTGTTTTCGCTTGCCATCAGATCGGCAAGTGCTTTCTGGCGCTCCGCCGTAGACATCACATAGCGGCCCTTATCGTCCTTCTTGTAGATGTCCTCGCGGGTCTTTGCGCCGCCGGTGTTTGCCGGGGGATTGGCGGGATTCGCGCCCTTTGTCTGCGTGGTGGAGACCAGCCCCTTGTAGGTGCCGTCTACGAGCGCATCAAGGGCCTTGGTGTCCTTGATCTTGTCGCCGTCCAGCTCCAATGCGGCCATTTCCTCGCCGCAGCCGCGCATCGCAAGGTCGAGATTCGCGCCGGTGATGTTTTTGCTCTCAAAGTAAGCACGCACGGCCTTTTCCTTTGCCGCCTTGCTTTCCTTTGCCGTGATGTCGGTCTTAAAGGCTTCAAAGGCCGAGTGTTCCTTCTCGTACTTCTCCTTGTAACCGCCGTCACCCGTCGCCTTGAGGTCGTCCAACTGCTTCTGGACGCCGGGTAGCTTCTCCGCGTCCGCCTTATACTTTGTGAGATCGTCCTTGAGTGGGTCGACCACGCCCAGATGCAGCGCAACCAAGCGATTTTCGATCTCTTCGGTGCAAGCGTCGCCGAGAATATTTCTGATTTCCGCTCTCGTAAATTTTGCCATGTTATTCGTTCTCCTTTTCCTCGGCCCCAATTCTTCGGGGGCGAACGTTGTATAAAAACCGCTATGCTTCGCGGGTTTTACCGAAAGAAAAAGAGCCAACCTGTAAGCGTTCCTTACAAGCTGGCTCCTATTGCCCTTTCCCGCGCCCTATTGCGCAGAAGTGCTGTATTTGATTGTTTTCTTGACCTCTAAGACAATGTACCCGTCGCCTTTTCGGCGTATCTCTGCGTCATTGCCGCGTCGGATAATGGCCTCGATAGCCTTGATGGTCTCGTTATCCATTTTTCAACTCGCTTTCCAAAATGTCCCGATACTGTGCGGCATGATCGGCGGCAGCGGGTTTCAGAAACGGCTGTGCCTTGTTGCCTCGTGTGTAATGCCAGTTGCCCTTTGCGTCCTGATACACCCACGGTGTAGGCCGCCCGCCTCCGCCTTCGGCATAAATACCGGTGCCAAGCTCAACGTACGCGGCGTAAGAATTGTTCGACCCGATGATCGCCGCCGGTTCCTGCTCGTCTACCACATGGGTGATGCTATTGCGCAGATTGCCGGTGTCGACGGGGCACAGCTTTTTCGCGTATCCCTCTGCCACCTGCCCGCACTTTTCAAGCCCGCGCAGCAGCGCCGCCTTGATTTCAGCGGAAACCTCTTTGCTGTTGTCCTGAATTTCAACGCTCATTTTCAAAACCCTCTTGACTATTTTACGGAAATTGCATATACTACCAATGAGGAAACTCATGTTTCCGTTTTATCGAGGTAATCCTCCGCCCGTTCTGGTGGGGGGTTGCCTCATTTTTTATATCGCCGCGCAAAGAGGACAGACCCGTTATGCAGCGCAATTATATCTGCATTAAACGATTTGCTTCTTGTTGCTCTCGCATCCAATACATCAATTAGTTTTTGCTTATCAATCCCATCGGCAACATCAAAAATCACTCCGCCTTGGTTCCCGTGTATCTGCTTTATCGCTTTGCGCAGAGCGCTATCTGCGGCTTTTTCTGTGGAAATCGACTTTATTTCCCATTGCTTCCCTTTCCACAGCATGTCTGGCATTTTTATACCTGGCGTCTGCGATTCTTTCAGTAGCACGAACTTCCCGCCAAATTGATCTCTGAGTTGGTTTGCAACTTCGATTTCGGTCTTGTGCCCTTTTATGTGGTATCCGTTTTCGTATCGCACCTTACCCATGCGGGGCTTGGCGGAATCTATGTATTTCTTCGTAACATCCTTTTCAGATTTTTCGCTCCCCATGTGATATGGGGATAACTGTCTGCCGCTGTATCCCCGCTTCGATGCTTCCCACTGCGCATATGTCATGTCAGATATAAGCCCGTCGCGTGTCCTACGCAGCCCGTCTGATGTATCTACCCCATCCACCGCCGCAACCAGCGTACATCGGCAGTTATATATCTCCCACGGCGGCCCTTGTGGGTCGCCGGGAAAGCGACAACCGTTAGAGAACTTCTTGTCCTGCGCCACTTGTTCGCCGTCAAGCATGGCATGAGAGTGGCGTGTACGCGCGTCCAGCGTGGCCAACCATTCTTTTTTGAGCTTTATCCCCATCTTCTCCGCCGCCGCGTAGCTGTCCATGCGTCCGGCGTTCTGCGCGCCGGTCACGGCGGTTCTAGCCGTGCGAATTGCGCTGTCTCGGCTCATGGTGGTAATGCGCTTTTGCAGGTCGTCCGCCATGTGCTTGATGCTTTTGCCCTGCAAGATAGAACTTGTCACGCTTGCCGTGATCTGCGTCTTGCCATACGCAAGGTCAATGCCGCGCTTTAAGGCGCGTTTCGGCGGGTAGTATGGCATTAAATCCGGCTGTTCTACCATGAGCCGTTTGACCGTCTGCTCGTCCCATAGATCAAAGCCAACATTGCCCGCGACCTGCTCGATGGTGTACGCCGCATAATTGCGGTTCAGAGAATAGATACCGGGCGTAGCATCGTTGGTGTAGGACACCGCCACAGCGTTTGCATCGGTCATGCGGTGCGCCACCTTGTCACGCATGGCTTGATAGCGTTCCCCACGCCCGATCTGGTTGAGCCGCCATTGCTTATAGTCGGCCTCCGTCCATTCCTTGCCGTTCTGCACGGTGCCGATCAGCGCCTTCATTTCCTCGTCGCGCTTTTTGAATTGCTCAAAATATGCGTCGATGGTAGCTTGCAGCTCTTCCCCCGCTTCGCGGTACAGCTTCCCAATGCGCCGTTCCAGCTTCGCAAGCTCCGCGTCGGTCAGCTTGTGGCCAAGATCACTGGTTGCCATCGCCGTTCACCTCCGGCGCATCCGGCTCAGCAAAACTCCGGTCAATCTCTTCTGCCGCCTTCCGCTTTGCCATGTCCTCGTACTGGTCAATGTCGCCGTTGATGGTCAGCAGCTTCTTTGTAATGTATTCGTCATCGTAATACGCCGCGCCCAGCAGAATATTTTGCGTTTCCTCGCTCTTGTTGATAATCTGATTACGCGTGTAACTCGGCTGATCCTCAATGCCTGCCAGGCGCAGAATCTCAACAATAAATCGCGTGACCTCGGATTCAAACTTATCCGTTTTCAAATCCAGCGGCACATAGCTGGCCTTGATCGCGGTCGCCGTCTGGTTGCCCGCAGATACCGCCGCAGCGTCAAAGCACTGGAAATCTTCATAGAGCTTCTTTTTCAGCATATCAATGGTGCTGCTCGTGCCCTCATAGGGGGCCTCGATGGTCTTGCTCTCCACCTTCGCGCCGTCGTCGCCGTTGGCGTGGGCAACGTGCGTGGTTTTCAAGCGCTCCACAAATTTCGCGTCGTCAAGGTCGTCCATGCCGTTGCAGTTGGACAAGACCCAATAGATCAGATTCCCTTCGTCCACGTTGTTGACCATGTTAGAGGACGCCAAATCCAGCGCGTCAATGGTGTTGCGCTTTCCTGCGATCTCGGATAGACACCGCTTATTGTTTTTCAGCGGCACGATGGGGAAACTCGGATAGTTCCCGCCGTCATAGATTTCGGTTTCGCCAACCTCCGCTTTGCGCTCGATCAGCTTATAGCTACGCTTTGGCTGCATTACTTCCATGCTCTTGTTTTTTGGCTGGAAATACTCGGTGAACCCGTCCATCTCATACAGCGTCGCTCTCAGGGGCTTATCCTGTGCCACCTGCCAGAACCGGATACCAGATTTCATTGCGCCGTCCTCCTCATCGTAGAGGGGAACAAACTCAAGCAGGGAGAACACCCGCAAATGCGTCAAATCCCAGAAACCGAAGGATACGCCCGCAATTTTCGCCTCGCGCGCCGCATTCATGACTTCCTGGTCGAAGTCCGGGCATAGCTTGCTCGGCGTTTCCTTCTCCGCAAAGGTCACACCGTTACCCAGAAGATAGGAAATCTCCTGATCGACCGCCAGACCGAAGAACCGGCTGGCCAGCTTATGGTTTGCCGTCCACATATCCGTGTGGCTGCGCCCCTGCATATCGTAGATGATTTTTTCATAGCGGTTGATAGTCGGATTCATGCCGTTATAGTATTCCTCCGCATCCGCCGCCGTCTTATATGCATGGGATTCGCGGTGCTCGTTGATCGCTCTGCGGATAAATTCCATCCGCGCCTTTTCGTCCTCACCCACCGCCACAAGGTCATTATATGTTTTGATAGCCGCTCACCGTCCTATCTGTTCCAAATGGGGGTATACTCGCTCTTGCCCTTTTGGCCGGGCACTCTCCATATCGATTCCGTCGCATATCGGCACGCATCAATATGGTGGTTATTTGCGTCAGGATAACCGCTGATAATCTCTCCATCGCGGTTCCTTTCGTACTCATAGGAAATAAATTCTTCTGCCGTTTTGGGGCATCTCGTGCGGTCAATTACAATGCTTGATAATCCCTGCAACCACTGCATAGAGCGATCAATACTTCCCGGCCCTTTTCTTGCGCTAATGCAGCGTAAGCCGAATTTTTGATAGTCCGCAACGCTCTTAGGCTCTGCGCCGTCTGCTGTGATGAGGTCATCGCGGGTCAGGCCATAATCAAGCAACATATCAGCCGTTTCTTTGTTCCTCTTTTTGTTTGCGGTCATTTCCGCAAAAATGTATAACGTGCGTCTTGCAGCGTCGTAATAGCAACGGTTGAATGCCCACGGGTCGGGGAAATACCCCCAGTCAACGCCGTTATAAATGCGGTCAAACTGCGAAACTTCTTCGTCGGTAATTTCTCGCAGCTCCAAATTTTCAAACACATTTCCGCCCGTGCCGACCGGAATGCCGAGATACTCATGCTGGTACGCTCTCTCGTCCGTGGCCTTGAGGTGTTCCGCTTCATCAATAAACTGCTGCCCCAGCCATTCAGGCGGCGCTTGCAGATACGTTGACTTGTGGCACAGGCGGTCAGCGCGTTCCTCCAAACTGTCTTTGTTTGCCCAGTTGTCGCGAGAGATCGGCGGGTTATAGCTCTCAAAGTTCCAAAACACCGAGCCGCCGCGCATGGTCGACTGCAAAATGTTTCGGATTTCTGCACGTCCGGCAAACTGGTCTTTCTCTTCAAAGTGAGTCACGGCGATATAGCCAAACGGGACTTTGATAGACTTAATCTTCATGGGGTCATCAGCTCCGCGAAACATGATCTTCTGCCCCGTCGGCTTATAAATCAGCTCCATCGGGGAAACCTTGGCTTCCCAGTACGCCGCCATACCCAGCTCACCGATTGCCCAGATATACTGCGCATAGACGCTATCGCGGATCGTGTTTGCCACCTTACGCAGCACCAGCGCGTGTGTTCCCGGATTGTTTATCAGCAGCAGGGGGACGAGTACAGACACCGTGGAGGATTTCAGAGAACCGCGCCCACCGCTGAAATCGTAGTGCGTATGACCGTGGCGGAACACATCGTGAGCCACGTCGTAGAACGCAGAGCCGATTTTTTCAGACAGGCGGATGTCAGGCATCAATTATCACCTTGACACCTTCTGTGTTGATGTTCTGCTCAACAATATCCTTCTGGTCAAGGTACTGCTTTCCAAGCCAAATGGCCATATTCGCGTTCTTTTCAGCCAATCGCCACTGACTCCGGCGCAGTGAAATTTTCCCCGCTCCGCGCTTTTGCTTAAATACCTCGGAAAAACTGGCATGATAAGTGCGTTTACACCAACTATCCAGTGTTTTATCAGTCACGTCAAACCAGCCGCAGATTTCCTCAAGCGTGCATTGCAGGCCGCAGAGGTTCTCGAACTGCTTCTGATCTATTTCCTTTCTTGGCCTTGCCATACGCGCCCTCCTTTCTCCGCTGGCGTTTGATAAACTTCTCCATGTCCCGCTTTAAGTACGGACTGTTTGTCTTATCAATGATCGCCTGCGCTTCTTCAATCGTCATGCAGAAGCACCGCCTTTTCTCCTGTGAATTTCTCCCACCGATCGATAATGACATCGGCATACTGCGGGTCAAACTCCATGCAATATGCGTGTCTCCCGTTCTGCTCTGCTGCCATGATCGTTGTGCCAGAACCAGCAAACAGGTCAAGAACATTCTCGCCCGGTTTGCTCGAGCACTGCATCTGATAGTCAAACAGCTTAATCGGTTTCATGGTTGGATGCTCTGCCGATCTCACCGGCTTATCAAAATTGAGAACAGTGGTCTGCCTGCGGTTTTTGAAGAAGTAATGCTTATGACCTTCCGTCCATCCATACAAGCACGGCTCGTGCTCGTCTTCTTCAATCTCGCTCTCGCCATAGAGACAAGGTTCATGCTTCCATTGGTAATCCTGCCGCCCCATGACCATGCTGTTTTTTACCCAAATCAAGCACTGCCTTACTCGGAGCATTGCGTCTCTGCACGCCCCGCGGAAGTTATACCCTTCGCTATCGGCGTGCCAAATGTAAAACGGTGCGCCAGGTTTCATAACCATCGCCGCATTGGAGAAGGCATCCGTCAGAAACTGCCGGAACTCCTTATCTTCCATTTTATCGTTGGCAACAGTCTTCCCATCCGTCCGCCTATTTCTCTTTTTTGCCTCTTCCGGCGTTTCGTCCATGCCAAGCATCACATTGTACGGAGGATCGGTGAGAAGAAGATCGATTTGTGCCTCCCCAACAAGCCTTTGTACGTCCGTCAAGGACGTACTATCTCCGCACATCAAGCGATGGTTCCCGAGTTGGTACACATCACCAATCTTGCTTTTTGGCTCCGCAGGAAGAACAGGATCATAATCATCCTCCACAACAGAGTGGTTTAGCTCGTCGCGAAGTCCCCAGTCGAAGTCGAACGCCGACAGGTCAAGACCGGGCAGCTCATCAGCCAGAAGGTCAAAGTCCCAATCGCTCTCGTTGCTCTTGTTATCCACCAGCCGCAGGGCGTTCACCTGTTCCGGCGTGAGATCGTCCACGCAGACACACGGTACTTCTTCCATACCTAGCTTCTGCGCTGCCAGAGCGCGGCAATGCCCGATTACGATAACGCCGTCGCGGTCAATTACAATCGGCTGCACGAACCCGTACTGTTTAATGCTTTCGGCCACATTGTTGATTTGCCGTCTATCGTGCTTCTTGGCATTTGCAGCATACGGAATAATATCCGACAGCCGCTTGTTTTTTACTTCCATGTGGCCTCCTTTGTCTGACGCACCGGCCTCCCACCACTGGCCTTTGTCATTGGCACGTCTGTACCCGGCTTTCGCCTCACCTAATATGTTCCCGCCGTGAGCTATGTGCCCCGCAAGCATACATAGCATCCACCACGGCGAAATCCTTTGCAGTAAGCAGACTATTTGAGACGCATCCCATACAGCGGTCTGTCAGCGCAATCACACCGCGCTGCGCCTTTTCATCAGCCGCACACTGTTTTTGCGGATTAACTGTCCGCCGCTGTGGCCACAGCTTGTGTGCACTTAACTTCTCGCGCTTCCTCGCCCGCTTGTGTGACTGGTACGGCATTGCAGTCCTGCCCTGCTTTAGCGCTTCAGGGAAAGCCCCCGTCACTCGCTGTGGTCTCCCCTTACGGGGCACCTATGCCGCATATAGTGCGTTTTCTTTCGGCTTCCGCCTATCAGCCTTGAGGAATACGCACAACCCTTCGGAACTCCACGGTAAACGCATGGCGGAGCGCCTACCGCTTCAATGTTCTGGCACACTTTCGGGCGGGACGCTATGCCACTTGCCCACGGTAGTGCCGCACCGCTTTTTTCGTCGCGGATTCTGTCTCTACAGGCTCCGTATTGGCCAGCCGTTTTCTATGTGTCGGCACACTGTGGCCGGATGGGAGGCGCGACCTCCCGCCCCTGATCGTGGGGTAGCTCACGCAGTCCGGCGTATACCCGTCATATACCGCTGGCGGGTAAGCGGTTGAAAGGAAAAAGATGTCCTACAGGACTGTGGAGGCATTGGCGGGAATCGAACCCTGCATCGTCCATCGGTGGCGGTTTCCTCCGTGCGCTCTTCCAACTGAGCTACAATGCCGTGTGTGCCCGCCGCCGTGCAACGACGGGCCACAAAAAGGAGGGAGAATGAAAAATGAATGCAGTTAAAACAAACGAATGGAGGTGCTGTAAGGCTGCACGTCCTCATAACTATTGTACCACACTTTTTGCAATGTTTATAGTGCAAAAACGCGGATTTTCTAAAGTAGTTATTCTAATTAAACACTTTTGCTGCATTTCAGTTTATAGATTTCATTTTCCAGTTCATCCACAAGCTTATCCCTCGCCTGATAGCGCCCCCAAAGCGCCAATATGGTTTGTTTCGCCTCATCCAGCGCCTTGATTTGGCGGTCGATGTCAGCTTGGTTCACGCCGTATCAACTCCTTTCCGCATTGTGGGCAGTAATTGCTTTTGCTGCCCGTCACAAGGCCACAGTAGGGGCACTCGATCCGTATCGCCCATTTGGGCCAATCTTTTCCCTCTGTGGACTTGTCGCGTATAATCCATTTATCCATTACACATTTGGCTCTTTGCGCTCTCCGTAGCTACAAAAGTCTGTGGGGTTTCTGCGCGGCGTCAAGCTTCCGCACACCACATAGCGGCTAAAGCAAAAACCATCGTCCCTCGTTCCTTTTTCCCAAAAAATGCAGTCCTTGCACAAAACTACGGCAGGCGAGACTTTCATTATCGCAGTCAACCCATCAACATCTACGTTGCGGTTGCTTGCAACAATAGCGTCAATTGCGTCTTGCTTCTTGATATATTCAATTTTTTTCATTTACACTTCCTCAAAATACTTTACATCTCCGATACTGCAAACGTAAATCTGCCCCTCGTGGTATTCGCTGTGTCCGGCGATCTGGGGATTATAAAACACCGTCGCATTGCCGATGTCGGTAAATGTCTCACCGTACACAAACACCTCGCAAAAGGCGTTTCGCGCCGCGTCAGACACCCAGCTTGCCGGGGTGGTATACTGATACTCCCTGCATACGTCCTCCGGCGTGTAGCGGTTCCTGTGGCGATTGCAAGCGTTAAGCAGGGCTTGTACAATGCCACGGCATTGGTCGGCATCGATCCCCGCTTCTGCGGTGACGATCTGGAGAACTCGCGTCACGTCGTAGCCGAATGTCTCAAACTCCCGGTCTGTGCCGATGGCGGCAATCACCGCCTCCGCGCTTTTCTCCGCTTCGTCCGGGGCTTCGTATGCTTCTTCGTGTGGGCCGCCCTCGATCACCAGAATCGTGCGCTCCTCGCGCTCCGGCTCCTTTGCAGAAAAGCCGGTCAGCACCACCAGCGCCGCCGCCAGTATCAGCAGCACCCACGCTGCGGCGATAATGCGGTCATTTGTCGTTGGTTTCATTTGTTTTATGACGCTATTCCTCCTTTCTCTCACCGTATGAGCAGAAATCGTCATACCCGCTGGCAACCATCCGACAAGCGTATGTTTTGAACTTGCGGCAATCGCGGCACCGCACCACTGACTCCACATCGGCCGGAAACATATCCGCAAGCGCACGTTTGGCATCCGTCATAGTCGCCGTGGGCTTTGTCACTTCTATATGGGTCAGCCGCGCAATCGCTACAGACTGGTCAATGTACTTCGCCATCACTCCACCTCCCTAATCTCGTCCTCGCCGAACTCCACGCCGTCATTGATACACTCCAAGACGCTTTCAACAAAGGCCTCATCGGCACAGGCGTTTAGGTACCTGATAACCTCGTTGGCTAATTGCATGATGGTTTGTTTACTGCTCATCGCCTCACCTCCTCAATCCGCCCCACCAGCCGCTCCAATTTGTACCGGCAGAATGTCTCCACCTGTCCCGCGCAGTCGAACAGCATCACCATCTGCTGAAGCATGATCTGCACGTCGGCGATCTCCTCCGCAATGTGGGTGGTGTTCTCCTGCCCTCTGCTGTTTTTGCAAAGCTCCTTTGTCAGCTCGCTCATTTCCTCGATGGCCATTGTCACCTGTAATTCCTTCCCGAAGGTTTCCAGCGCCGCCTGACAAATTGCGTTATCGTCTAGCATCATTTTGCGGTCACCACCGTATCAGCGCCCTGTACAGTCACCCAGCCATGCTTGAGACGCGCCTCCGCTTCCTTCATCTGGATTAGCTCCGGCGTAATGGATTCCGCAATGGTCTTGTTGGATTCTGCCTCAGCTTCCGCCTCAATGATCTTTACAGCAGCCTCAGATTCAGCGATAACGCGATTTGTTTCCGCCTGCGCTTCCGCCGTCTGTTTGGCAAGTTCTGCGATCTCTGCATCCTGCTTGGCCTGCTCTTTTGCCCGTACCTTTTCCTGCAATGCAGAATCCAGTTCCACGTCAATGATCAGGGCGCTGGACACGTTGATACCATACTCTGTACTGAGTTTCTCATTCAGGTAGTCGGTAATAGCCTTGTTTACCTCCGACTTTTTGTCGGAATAGATGTCCATAACGGAGAATCTGGGGGTAACTTCCTTCACATAGGCGATAATGCTGTTCTGCACGCGACCCTCTACAATGGCCTCTCCGTCCATGCCGTTAAATTTCTCGTACAGGCTCACCACGCGGTCAGGCAGGAAATTGTAGTTGACCGTCAGATTAATGCCCACCATGCCGCCGTTGGCAGTGGCATCAATATGCCAATCTGCATGTTCGTCTGTGTTGTAGTCAGATGGATCGTCGGAAAAAACAATCTGCTGCTGACTAACGGGAAACTGCTTGACGTGCTTCAATGGTGATAGCCAATGCCAGCCCTGCGTCAGCGTGTTTTGCTCCACGCCCTTTGCGGAATACACAACGCCCACATAGCCCACCTTGATTCTTGTCAGGCAGATGATGCAGAAAACAGCAACAACCACCGCCAGCACGGCGGAAACAGCAATAGCGATACCTTTTTTCATGACTTTTTACCTCCAAAAATGTTATAAATTACGACAAACGATACGCCAAATACAGTGATGAATAGTGTGATGATCTCTTTCATCTTTTTCCCTCCGGCGTACTTAACGCCGCCAGATTAAACCGCAGCCCCTCATTGGCCTGCCGCAGCGCCTCTATCTCCCGCTGCTGGTTCTCGATCAGGTCAGCGGCAGCAAACTGCAATTCACTTTCGCAATCATCGCCCGCCGCAGGGCACTCTGTACAGTGTTCGCAAGAATCTTCACCGTTAAATGCACAGCACCGCAGCGCGGTCACGATCTCATCTCTTGTCATGTCATTCCTCCCCAACCCATCTTTTTGTCACCGCGATGGGGAACGGCTCGATCTCGCTTGCCCACCGCGCCGTGCCTTTGCCGTGTATCCGCTCCCAGATCAGCGGGAACCCTCCGATGCCATCAAATAAGCTGCCCAGCGTCGCGTCCTCCGGCAGATACCGCGCCATGCGCCGCAGCATCCAGTCCCAGAAGGGCAGGGCGATGGAGTTGCCCAGCGCCTTGTACCGTGGGCTGTCCGCACTTCCTTTCACTTTTATTTCGCGCCCGCGTTTATCTGTTTTAACCCAATCTCCAATATCCGTCCATCCGTCCGGGAAGCCTTGCAGCCGTTCGCATTCCATCGGCGTCAATCGGCGCACGACCATGTGTGTGATGGCAAGGTCTGTTCCGTCCTTAAAGTCCCGTTGCTTGCAACTGCTTGCAACCTCGGCGGCGCGGTAATCTCCAAACCCGTTCATCTGGTATGTAAGCGGCACTTGATTGCCGCCTGTCCCCATTCGAGCCTGCAACGCCGGGACCTGCTCTCCGCACTCGCGGATGACGTCACAGGCGTGTGTCATGTCCAGCGCCACCACTGCCGGGGTTTGGTTCGTCCCGCTGGGTGCCGCCGCCAGCGTGAGCGACACTTCCTCACCGTACCCGATGCCGCCCGCCTGTGCGCCCTGTCCGGCCTTAAATCCGGCACATAGCACGGCTTCGCGGTTCAGACCACTGTTTTCACGGGAACTGAGCGTAGGCGAAACGCCGTTACCATCGTACACGCGCTGGCTCTGTGCGTCCCAAGGTGTCATGCACATTACCCCGTGGCGGTCGCCAGCGGTCAGCGTGGGTGATGGGTCGCCCTCTTTGCCAATGCCAAGACCGTTGCCGCTGCCGTCATGATTGCGGCTCTCTCCGCCACCCTGCCAGCGCGTGGCTTTGTCGTTGATTGGGATTGCCGTAAAGATAGCCGGATTATTCACGCCGCCACCAACGCCGCCTTGCAATGTTGGAGATTTCCCGTCAGTGTCAAAAATACGCTTACTTTGGCAATCCCACAGTGTCATACAGTCCCCGACTGCCGGATTAAAACCGCTTTCAGCAGCTTCGGCAGGTCCTTCCCCCGCCGCTCCGCTCTCCGCAATATCCCCTGACACGCTTTTGGGGTCAAATTGTATTTCGGATGCGGTGTCTCCTCCAAAATCTGCGACAACCGAGATACGACGACGGCGTTGGGGCACTCCCCAGTGTTGCGCGTCGTGAGTTCGCCACACCACGCTCCATCGTCCTCCCATTTCATCGTGATACCCTCCCCAGGTAGGCCAGCCCTTTTCAGGCACTTCAATACCGGGGGTTTCCGGCTCGACGATTTTGATGATCTCTTCGAGCACGGCTGCGAAGTCTTTTCCTTTGTTGCTGCTAAAGGCTCCGACCACGTTTTCCCACACGAGATACCGAGGTCTGACCATGTCACCTGTCCGTCCATTCCTTTTGTCCGCCTCCCTCATTTCTTTTACGATGCGCACCTGCTCCATAAACAGACCGCTTCGCGCTCCCGCCAAACCGGCGCGTTTCCCGGCGATGGATAGATCCTGTCTAACAAGGTGAACCACCTGTAATACACCAAACGGGTTCAATCTCTGCCCCATTTATTTTCGTAATATCGCCTAAATGTTTCACCTAAATCACCTCCTAATCTCCAAACACAACGCCGCACTCATCCTTCAGCACGTCCTTGATGTGCTTCCGCTTGATGCGGCCTTGTCCGCGTTTTCCTCACAGATCACCAGCACAGCACCAAGACCGCCTTTAATTTTCACATCGTTACCGCGAACAAGGCCGCATCCGTTTTTGCCAACAGAAACAAATCCTTTTGCGGTGGCTGCGCCGTAAGAGCCTGCGGTGGCTGCGCCGTAAGAGCCTGCGGTGGCTGCGCCTCTATCGCCTGCGGTGGCTGCTTTCTGGTCGGTATGTTCCATTGTGGTATGCGCCTTGACGTACTCAACGTGAGCCTTTACCAGACCGGGAATGCCGATCTCCGCGCCCACCGTAAGCTTCTTGGCAACGCGCTTGCTATCATCTCCACGTTCGTCGCTCACGCCGTCCATTTCCACTTCGCAATACCGGCTTCCTTCGCCGGGCGCGTAATATCTGAACACATCCAACGGCGCTTCACAAGCGTGCAAGCCCTGATTGCACAGCTTCACTTTGTCAACTTCCTGCGTGCCGCCGATCTCATACTGCAAACCTCTGCACTGCAAATTCTTGTCAAAACCCTTGTAAGCTTTCATTTTTCATTCTCCTTATCGATATCTTCTTGCTGAAATCTCCGTAATGGCATAGCCGTATCTGGCGTGAAACATTCGGGCCTTGATAGAGTAGCTTTCAGTCCTTACCCCCTTCACGTCCTCGGTGACGCGGAGCCAGCAAATGTTGCCATACCTGTCCGGCGCGGTTTTGCGCTCATAGTCAAAATCTGCCTTGTAGTCCACGCCAAGCACACGCTGCCCGTCCAGCCCGGTAAACGGCTCCTGCAAGCAGTATGTTTTCTGCAACTGCAAGTTCCTGATCTGACCAGCACGCAGCAGCAAAATCAACTCATCATACCGCCGTGCTTCTGCCTGAGAATCAAACGTCAGGTTGCCGCGTTTGGCCTTTTTCGCGTTGTACTTACCCACGTTCCAGCCCCCTTTCCCGAAATCCTTCATAGTTGAAGATATACCGCCGCTCCTTCGTCATGCGGCGCTGCTGCCCGCAGCGTTGGCAGATACCCGGCTCCCACCGATCTTTTGACGGGTCGAAGCGCTGTTCCCGCGTGGGCTGAACGATGTTGTTATCCTTCTCCAGCTCTCCGATGCATACAGGGCAAAGGCGCTTGGTATGTATCTGGTTGGCTTGGTCAAACGTCATGGCTTCCCTCCAAAACCGACTTGACGAAACTGAGCTGTTCCTTCGCCTTGCCGCGCCGGATGCTGTCACCGCGAAATACCAAAGGTGCGCACATTTCCAGCACACGGTCATAAATGCGTTGATAAGCCATATTTTGGGGTTTGCAGATTTCGTCCAGCGTCAGGTTTGTGGTCACGATCAATGGCTTCTTGGCCTTGTAGCGCTCGTCAATGACCATGTAGACCGTTTCCAGCGCGTAATCACTATTCCTCTCCGCGCCCAGATCGTCAATGACCAGCAGGGGATAATAGCGCATCTGGTCAATGATGTCCTGCTTGTCATATCCGGCGCTTAGAATGCGCGGAAAGCTTGTAATCATGGCGGGAATCCCCCGGTCGATCAACTGGTTTGCAATGCAGGCCGCCGCGAAGGTCTTTCCATTGCCCGTGTTGCCCCACAGCAGCAAGCCGCTGTTGCTCTGCGCCATCTCGTCCCATAGGTCTGCGTATCGCCTGCACTTGGCAAGCTCGTTCGTCATGGTAGCGCCGTCAAACCGGCAACCAGTAAGGCTCTTATCGCGTATGCCGTCCGCGCGAAGCGTTTCAATGCGCAGGCGCAGTTCCTGATCTTGCCGCGCTTTTTTCTCTGCCTCGTACTTTCTGGCGGCGCAGGCGCACTGGCACTTGACGATCCGCACCGTCCCAGCAATGTCGATACGGCATTGCTTCGGCGTGTCGCAATGACCGCAATACAGCAGACCGTCCTTCTCGTAGTCCAGAACATCGCAGTCCTGCGCAACGTTCTGCGCAATGCTGTCGATGATGAAATCTGCGTTCATAAACTGCCCTCCGTATTGCCGTAGTCATACGAAAATCCGCTTTTCGCGTTCTTCTGTTCATCCTTCCAGCGAGTTTCCCAGCCTTGAACAGCCCGTTTCCAGTCTTTCATGCGGTTTTTGCCTACCATCCATCCCTTTTGTGCATAGAAGCAAACAAACTGCTCTGCGTTGATGTGATAGCCTTTTTCTCGGCAATATTGCTCCACGTCGGAAATGGATGGTGGGATAAATCGCGCCTCGCGCATATCTCTCTTGCCATCGTTAGATGGCAGAGCATTGGTTTCGGTATCGGTTTTGGTTTCGGTATAGCCATTTTTGCCATTAGCATCAGTGGCTTTGCTATTTTTGCCATTGGCAAAAATGCCTTTGCCATTTTGCCATCTTGCGTCAGCTCCGGCTTTTCCAGCCTCTCGCCTTGCATCGGACACTTCCTTGTAGTTTGCCTTGAATCGATCTTCCTGTGCCATCACGCGTTTAGCGTAAAATCTCTCATTGCCACAGAGCGCTATCTGCTCTCCCGTCATGCTGTATGCCAGCAATGCCCGCGTTAGCCGACCGAACTCTGCATCGTTGAGTGCTTCCATCTCCTCTAAATAATCATAGGGGAGTGCAGCGTAGTTTCTTGCCATCGTGACACCACCTCAAAACGGCAAATCTTCTTCGTCCTCGACCTCGGCAAACTCTCCCTCGCCCGGCTCCACGTCCACGGCCTTGCCTGCCGCCTTGTAGCCGCCGGAGGAATCGCCCTCCTTCTTGCTGTCGCCAAAGTACACGTTGTCGGCCACGACCTCTGCATTGCGGCGCTTGTTGCCGTTCTTGTCCGTCCAGTCACGAATCTGCAACCGGCCCTCCACGATGGCCATACGACCTTTGGTGAAGTACTTGCTGACGAACTCGGCGCTGCTGCGCCATGCCACCACCTCGATGAAGTCCGTCTCCTTGGTGCCGTCGGCGTTCTTAAAATCCCGGTCAACGGCCAGCGCGAACCCGGCCACCGCCGTACCGTTCTGCGTCCGCCGCAGCTCCGGATCGCGGGTCAGGCGTCCCATGATGAAAATCTTATTCAGCATTTCTTATCCTCCAGTCTGTACTCGGCGAAGCTCACGCTCTCGCCGAACCTGTTTTTCTCTGATACCATCCGCTTCCGGATGGCGTGGCCCGCTTTCTTCAGATCCCAGATTCTCGCGCCCAGCCGGTAACAGCCGAACTCCTTGGCCGCGTCCAGCTGTGTAATGGGGCCTACATCCCGCATATACCGCAGGATTCGTTCGCATTGTGTCATAAGCCCTCCTATAAGTAGCTCTTGCCGAACGCCCGGATAAACTCCGCCTCCGTCCAGCCCTGTTCCTGCATGATCTTCACTTGAAACTCCCGGCGCAGGCGGCGCATCACGTCCCCGTCCCGGTGGACGGCGTGTTCTCCGTTCCGGTGGCACGCATTGCCGCACAGGTCTACCACAGCGCCGTATTTCTCGCTTTTCTTCCGGTCAGCGTGGTTCCCGCCAAACACATGGTGCCGCTCCAGCGGGTCGGCGCTGCCGTTTTTGCGGCAGAAGTAACACCGTCTCTCACCCATTCATCAATACCTCCGTTCCGTCAGGTACATACTCCGGGCAGTAATGGATGGCGAAAGATGTGACCTCGCCCGCATTCCCCTGATATTTCGTGATGGGGGTCGCGTCCCAGCCCTTCACAGGCTCCGGGTACTTCTGCGACCAACTGCACCCTCCGGCGTAGTTCCGGCACGTCCAACATGGTTGTGGATGGCCGGGGCGGCGGTCTGCCTTTCTCCTCGCCTTACAGCCGCAGCTGTATGCGCCTCTCAGATTCCGCGCCAGTACCACCCGCGTCTTGCCGCAGTCGCACACGCAGAGCCATTTCGGCCCATCCGGCCCCGATCCGAGGCAGTGGTCGACCACCAGCATCCCGTGCCGCTCTCCTGTGTGGTCAGTGCGGCGCGAACCTGTTGTGCCGCCCCGGTGCAGTTGCTTTCCCGGTGTGAAGGTCGCTTCCGGCGTCCACCCCCTGTCCAGCCGGTTCCGCAGCGTCTTTTGCGGCAGATTCAGTTCCTTCGCCCATTGCCGCATGGTCAGAGACTTCCCGTGGGCGGTATAGATTTTTGCTGTGCTCATACGCTCACCTCACCCCAGCGGGACACAAGCGCGTCCAGCTCTCTGGGCGTCATAGTTTCGATGCCATTTTGTTTGCAGTCCGCCACCACCAACTCAATGAGCTGTGACATCTGAGCCGTGTCGTAATCGCTGGAAGATAGGTAAGACCGGACATTGTGATAGCCCTTGATGTTGCGGCACGGCCCCATGTCCTCGATCATCCGGCCAATATGGCCGCTGCACCAGACCTTTTCCCATGCGTCAATGCGATCCTCCCGTACCGGCACCACCTCATAGCCGCCGCCGATATCGGGGATATACGCCCGGTAGATGCCCTCCGGCTCGATCTTCAGCTTGTCCGCCAGCCGATTCACCAGCACCCAGAAATAGGCGTTGGCGTCCAGACTGCGGCCCTTACGCTTCAACGTCAGGTTGTATTCCTTCCCGGCTTTCAGGCTGTCGCATACGTTCATGGCCGTCTTGTCGCTGCCCACCCGGAAGGCCAGCCACGACCCGTCGCCGTCCCGCAGCCACCGGGCGGCGTCCACCGTCACCTGCTGCATGGCACTTCCTCCTTTCGGGGCCACCGGCCTGTTTTCAGGCACGTGGCCAGATACCGCAGGCGGGGCAGATACTTCTCCTCCACCCACGTCTCATCGTACTCGATGGGCCACAGGCTGATCCTGCCGGGATCGACAGGCAAAAAGAAGTTCTGCTTCTCCGCCTCGCCGACCGGATAGGCCGCGATCCGGCACATCTTCCGCCGCCGCAGGCCCCACCCACTGGCGAACATCTCCACCTGACACTGCATCCAGTAGGCGCGGCTCACCTTGAAGGGAGCCTTGCTGTAGGTCTTGACCTCCGTAACGGTCTGGGCATCGTCCCCGTCGTAGTTCACCCGCAGCCGCAGGGCGTAAACCTTGATCTGGCGGTCGCGGGTCTTTACCCCCATCGCGTCCAGAATCTTGTGTTCATAGGCCGTGCCCGCCTGCATGGCGGCGTTGGTGTAGTGATCCTGCCGGATGCCCAGCTTCACCGCCCACCACTTTCGGAACGTCTCCGTCTCCCACGATCCCATGATGGTGGCCGTGTCCGATGCCCCGAACCACCCGCTCCTGTCCTGATCGTGGATCACAGCTTGCTCACCGCTTTCTCAAGGCCGTCCAGCTTGGCGAAGTAGCCCATCAGCTGGTTCAGCTGCTTGTCGTTGATCCGCAGGGCGGCCAGCAGGTCTTTGTGATCCAGCCCCGCCTTTTCCTTGGCGGTAATGGCCCGCTCCAGCCGCTCCTGGATGGCCCAGATGCTGTGGCGGCTCAGATCGTCCTCGCCGTCGTCCCCGTCGCCGCTCTCGGCCCACAGGTCAAAGCCCAGTCCCGTCCGCAGCGCCACGCCCTTCACGAAGGCGCGGGCCTGCGCGTTGGAAATACGCAGCTGGTTCAGCGTGTCCTCATAGACCACCAGCGCCCCGTTCAGCAGCGGCGTGTCCATGTTGAACACCAGCTCGTCGATGTGGATTTCCACGCTGACGAACCAGCACTGCGTCTTGTAGCCCTTCCGGGTGGTCACGTCCGCCTGCGGCCACAGATAGGTCTTTGTCTCCGGGCAGACGCGGGGTGTAAACCATACGTCCTTCGCGCCGTTCTCGTGCAGCAGCTTCACACACTTGGCCCAGTTCAGATAGGGGATATCCACCACGTTTCCGTTGTCGTCCTTGGCCTTCCGCGTCTCGCAGAAGGGTCTCACATCGACCTTAATCAGTTCTTCAAAGGGTAACAGTGCCATTTTTCTTTGCCTCCTTATAAATTTTCTTCAAATCCGCCCAGCTGTTGCCGTCCAGCACATCGTCCAGCCAAGCCCCTTCCGTGTCGCCCAGCTCCTGAGCGCCTTTTTCAAACAGGTTGATGATGGCGATCCTCCGACAGTCCGGGCAGAGATACCATGTCTGGTAGTGCTCTACAAAACCGCATTCATCCCAGCTGGAATAGCTGTCGCAGATATCGCAGGGATAGACCTCTTCAAAATCGGTGTCGCCGCAGCAGGGACACACCTTCGCCCCGTGGCCTTTGTCCCAAAAATCGGGATCATACCGGGGTTCCTCGAATTCCCGCCCGGTCTCATTGCATCGGTACATACGTTTCTCCTTGACATCCGCCCCAAAGGGCGGTAAACTGTTCCTGTAAAATCTTTTTCAGGGGTTTTGCCCGCCCCGACGGAGTGCCAGCTCCGCCGGGGCTTTTTTTACTTACATCATCACGACCACACGGCCGTCGTCGATCATGTCCTTCAGCGCTTCCTCCAGATATGCCTTGATGGTCTTGCGGGCCGCCAGCTTCCACATGCCGCCGTCCGCTTCCGTGAAAGTGATGCCCCGCTCGTCAATGCGGATCAGGAACAAGCCCTCCGGCTGCTCCACCTCCTGAAAGGTGCGGTAAGGCCGCAGCTTCACCAGCGGGCGTATGGTGCTGTTCTGCTGCAAACTCACGCCCTTCTGGGTCACGACCGTAGTGGCCACGCCGATATCGTTGTAAGTGACCTTCGCGCCGCAGGTGATCTGGCTCAGCAGTGTCAGGGTGTAATCGCGGTCGCCGCCATCCTGAAAACGGGTCTGCAAGGCCACAGCCGCCTTGTCAAAGGCCATCTTCACCTCGCCGTCCCAGCCGGGAACGTCCTTTGCCTGCGCCTCGTAGTAGAAAATACGCTCCTCCCGCAAGTCCTTCTG